TGTCAAAATCATATGTGTAACTTGTACCTTTACTTGTAGCCCTACTTGTCCAACTGCCACTTGTTGTTCCAGTATATACAGTGCCACCTCTTGCTGCAATTACAAGACCGTTAAATATTACAGATAGTAGTATTCTCTCATCTGCAGTTGCTACTTGTGGCACAATTGTAGTATTGTATTTTGTAGTTCCATTTAACCTTCTGTATCCACCAGTTATATCTGGCTCAAAATTAGACAGTTGTAATGCTTCACCCGGTTGCATGGTAAACACATCTTTGTTGAGAATAAGACCCCCAGCACAACTTGCGGTAAAAGGTTTTTGATAAGAACTATCAGGCATTCACGTGTATCCTTGTATCTGTCATGTATGTTTTAGTATTTATGTATTCTGTTCGTATTATCTGCATTTGGTTGTTAAACTCTCCCAAAGCCATTTGTGCAGCCTGTGGATCAGATCGCAATATATATGCATAGTATTTTGCTCTTGTAGTTATTACAGATTTAAACCTGTCATCTAAATCCATAGTGTCCCCATGTGCGGATAAGTCTGTATGCACTTTCCAATATTCGTATTGTATTTCATAGTTGCTTTGATTTGGTACAGGAGATAGGCCAAACTTCTTGTCTTGTGTAGGATAAACATAATCAGGAACACCTAAAGAGTCTTTAGAGTTAGTTAAATCTGTTTCTAAAAATTTACTGTTCCAATTATCATAGGTCATATATCTTAATTTTTTTACAGGTATATTTTCAGATATTCTTACATAGTCTACATCTAATTGTACCCCAGATGCAGTTTCAAAATAGATATATGTTGTTTGTGTTGTTGCTGTAAATGTTGTATCTAAAATAGCACCTTCCCCAAAATTTTCTACAGATTTTGTTGTGCTTAAAACTTCTCCCCCGCTTGCTGTGGTGCCTACTTTTATAGCTAAAGTGCTTGTAGAACTGTTAGGACTCATAACCCTAACTTGTAATTTATATGTTGTATTCTTTACTGTTGATATAGATTGGTACGCTGCTGCATCATTTAAGTTTAGTCTACCGTTACCACTACTGGTATAAGATGGAGAACCATCCCCTGTAGTCCATCCAGTTATGTTAGATGTAAACTCTCCGTTTGTTACTAACTCTTTTGGTACAAGTCTAAATGTATCCCAATCCATTTTTCTATATGCAAGATCACCACTTTGAGGTGAAGCTGAAGATGGTAGGGCATATGTTCTTTGTCCAGTAGTTGTAATTTGTTTTGTAGATTTGTACAGATCAGGTATTTCTGATAGAGAGTTATATACTTCATGCATAGCTTTTACTACAAATTTTTTCACAGATGTTTGTATTCCTCTGCTACTAGAAAAGTTAGAGGATGTTAATTCTGCCTCGTTTAATTCGTTTAGTACGTTGTTTACTAATGTTAAATATGTTGTTGCCATTAGTTTATCCCCATTGTTTTCTTGCTTTTATTTTTGCCTTTTTAGATAATTCACCGTAATGAAATAATTTTATAGAACTTTTAGTATGCGTTTTACCAGAGTGTAATGTTCCGTCAGACATTTTATGCATGCCACCCCTATGAACTTTACCTTGTTTAGTATAATGATTTACACCTTTCATTTAACAATTCCACTTTCGTAATGATTTATTAATTCTTGAATTAGGATCTCTTTTTTTCTTAGCACCTGTTAATTTCTTTTTCATTCCACTCATTCTTGCACAGAAACTCTTTCTTCTGTTAGCTGCTTTTGATCCTTTTTTTAATTTGGATGGCTTGGTCGTCACAGCTGTTTTTAACTTTGATCCGGGGTTAGCTTTTCTATAGGAAGCTACTCCTCTTTTATTTAATCCACCGGATTTAGACTTACCTTCTTTTCTTTGCCAAGCTGGAGTTTTAGCCACGTTTTGTTTTCCTTTTACTTTTTTTTCTAAAAGTTGCTACATTTGTTGGTTTACCACCTACACCTTGTGCTTTTGATCTTTTTCTCTTTACTGCAGATGCTTTTTGTGATGTTGTCATTTTTTTTGCTTTTGCTAATGGGACACATTTTGGATATTTACGTTTAGATCCCTTGCTACGGCCACAAGGTTGATACTTACCTTTTTTCTTCGGTGCTCCTATATCTACCCATTTTTCATCTATCCATTTACGTAAACTCATGCACGTTTTCTTTTTCTTTTAGTAGTTTTTTTTGAAGATTTTGGTTTAATTCTACCTGAACAAACTCCAGAAGCATACATATTAGCATAGGCACTTGGATATACTTTAAATTTTCTTTTAGCAGCTGATTTACCTTTTGCACATAGTTTAGCCATTAGTTATCCAATTTTTTTAATATTAAATTTAATGTTTGTGTAATGGATTTTAAACGAATCTCCATTTCTTCTATTTTTTTGTCTGCATCAGTTTTAGGCTTATACACCTTTTGTGTAGATCTTAAATCTATTGTTGTCATAAATTTGCCTTTATTTAAATTGAGGGAGAGGAATAGCCCCTCCCCCAAAGTTATTTAGTACTAACTTGCAGTATCGTGCTGAGAGTCAGTATTTGTGTCAGTTTCATTTACTCCTGAAACATCACACATAACAGCCCACACTCTGATTTTACCAGCAGATGAATCTGCACCACCGATAAGTATGTCTAAAGTATCTGCAGATGCTGCTACGTGTCTAGCAGTTGCAGTCAATGTACCATAGCCTGTTGCGTTAGTGTCACCGTCAACATAAATGTCAACGTCTCCACCTGTAATACCTAAATCCATAGTAGCAGAACTAGAAAGTGCAGTTATTACTTCTATTCCAGCTTCCATGATTAAAGTCTCTGCAGGTATGTCTAATACTTGTAGAACATCTCCATTATCAGGGCCAGTATCACCTCTGATTGCGGATAAATCAATTGTGTTCTCAACTAAATAAGGTACCCTTCCATTAGAAGGATGACCTGTTGTGCCACCGGCACCGGTTACATTTAATGTACCCATTTTATATAATCCCTTCTAAATTATGAGTTTAAGTCTACGACACCAGTGAATACGCCTTTGTATCCATCACCGGAGCCACGAAGTACCTTACGACCAAATACGTGAAGACCACGAACTATGTCAGAGAAACTATCTGGATCACGTATTACTTCTGTTTTAGCAATATGTGAAGCAGTAGCCACTGCAGACATATGTCCAAACAACACATCAGCTTCACCTGATGTTGATGATGGTCCAAATGTATTTGCTGCTGCAGTTCCTGCAGATCCAACAACCATAACATTAGTCTGATACAGAGTAAAACCATGTATCTTTCTGTCTGTTACTTGGCCGTTGAATAAGTTAGATGGACCACCTGTTACAGATGCATCCATTACTTTTGAGTCAGCCTGTCTTAGTATTTCAAAGAACTGAGGGCTGGCACAAAGCCAACGGTTTTCACCCGGAACGTCATTGTCATCTAGTACACGAGCTGCTGTACTAATGTAGTTTGCTATTTCGTTACCTGTGTTACCAGATATAGCAGAACCTGCAGCTCCTAAAGCAGTTGCATCTGTTGCAGCTCCATCATTAATTGCAGTTAGTACGTTGTAGTCGTAAGATTTCTTCAGAGCATAAGCACCTGAAGATGTTGCAAGAGCCTCAAAGTTTACATGTGATTGTCTTTCTTCTATGTCGTCAACTTTAAATGCAAAATAATTGCCTTGATCAACTGTTAATTGAATCTGATCATCAGCAAGTGTTTGTGTATTTATTGTTTGTCCACGACCATAAGAAGCCACAGTAACTGTTGGTTCTTTTAGAATGTTTACAGTATCACCAAAATTCTCAATTTCTCCGGTGTAATCGGTATTTGTAATAGCTTCAGCAACCGATGCTCTACGGAAATATTTAAGAACTTTTTGACTGTAAATAGCTGGTGCCCAATTACCTGAAGGTAAATTCTGATAACCGGCTGCCGATCCCATTGTAGCCATATTTATTGTTCCTTAAAGTTACGCTGATTGATCAACTCTGCCTTCTCTCATGGCAGCGTCAATATCAGCTTCATATTTCTCAAAGTCCCAAGGTTTCATAGATTGTATTTCAGACATCTTCCAAACTTTTTTATTTCCAGAGTTTACACTCGTAGGATTTGTTTTAGTTTTTAGTACTGCCTGAGCTGCATCTAATTTACGATTTGAGACGGCTTTATTGTTATTTGACGAAACACCCACATCAGCTTTGTATAAATCAACAGTGCGAATTGCCCATTTTGGATCAGTATTGTTTTTACGAATACCATCCGCTATGCTGGCAGGTTGTTCCTCAAGCCATGCTAAAAATTCAGGAGTAGCCTTGATTTCATTAAAATCAGGGTGGGCTGAAGTTAGCTGCTTGT